ATTTCGGCGACAGCGCTAGAACCGCTTAACACCGTGCCTTCATTGCCTTTGAAAGTTGCCATTGTTTTATCTCCTACGCGGCAGTTTCAACATCTCTTTCGGCGGTGCGATATTGCACCGTCACGGTGAAGCGCCCCACGGCCACCGGCTGTTCACCGTCACCCGCGAAATCTGCTTCAAACGCTGTCACCTGTAAATCTTTGGACAGGCCCCCCAGCGTTACATCCGCCGCCAAAGCCTCTTCGACTTCAACGGCGATTGTGTCGAGCGTGTTGTCATAGTTGGCTGTTGCCGAAACATATGCTTCCACGGTCACCTCTAAAACGCGATTGATTGATCGCGATATCGTTAACGTATCAAACTCGACCGCTTCTGATCGCGTAAAAATACACAACCCCGGCAGTTTGCCGCTCTCTAGCGGATAGATGCGGGACCGAAAAACATTCGATCCGGTAGTCGTCAGCCCCGTCAGCGCCGTCACGATTGCGGCTCTAATTTGTTGCCGGACATGGGCCATCAATCTTTTTCCAGTACCAGTGTGGTCATTCCAGTGCCGTCATCTTGCACAATGCGGATAGTGTAGTTCACCGAGCTAATGACGATTGCGTCACCTTCAGAGGCCGTCGAAACGTCCGCAGTGCGACAGACAAAACGTGGTTGCTGCAATGCGATACCTACTCCCCCACCAGCATCGACCTCGACAAAATCGTTGTCGAAAATGCCATTCACAGTTGCGGCTGACCCACCGCTCGGCGTGTACGTTGCAGCGCTGCCGAAATCATCGACATCGAGGAATATCGCCCTATCCGCTGCACTTTCGACCGCCATCTATTTTGCCTTTTTCTTAGCTCCGCGCTTCAGCAATGGTGCCGCGCTTTTTGTGGTCAGACCGACAGCGCGATCCTTTTTCTCGGCCGCGTCATCACCGTCTGGCTGCGCTTTGCCCATATTGATCAGTTGCAGGCCGATTTTTTCAGTGACCTCGACCACCGAACCCGCCTCATATGGCGTTCCTTGGATCAGGACGTCTCTAGTGCATTTGATAATCATCTGTCCACCTCATGGGTGCGAGGCGACCGAAGCCGCCTCGCTAGGGAGATTAAGCGTTGATATCAAGACAGGCCGCGAAGGACTGCGCATGACGAACCGCGACATCGACTTCCTGAATGACGCGGATACGAACCGCACCAGACGAGCCGCCGGTGTAAGGATCGATCAGGACATCAGGCGTCGAGAAGAAGCCGATCATAAGCTGGCTGAAATCGCCGTAGATCATCGCTGACAGGCCCGTGCCGCTGCCTTTGGTAAGGTCGGAAGGCACGTTGTTCGTCACCGCCAGATCGTAGCCATAGAGGCTGTTCCATGGCGCATCGAGAAGCATTACGCTGTCGGTCGAAGCGACCTTGGATGTGGATGCCAGATGCGACTTCACCTTCGGGTTAGTCAGATATGCGAGAGTGTTCGCATTAATCGCGGCGTTGTCCACCTCGACCTCTTTGACCAGATCAGTGACCTTTGCCCATGTCATCGCGCCACCGTTGGTGCCGATAGCTACGCTACCGATGCCGCTGGTGCCGGTGATGCCGGTCGGCTCATTCGATGCGCCGCCCTCGATAGCAACATCCTCGATCTTTTGAGCGATGCTGTTCAGAAGGTCGTCGCGAACGATTTGCTCGACCGAAGGATCAGACTGGATCATCAGAAGACGAGAAACGTCAGTGAATGCGCCCAGCGATTTCGGTGACATGGTCACTTGCGCGAAGGTAGCATTGACCTCGGACGTTGCGCCGTTCTCAGCCACGAACCCGGCAGCTACGCCGGTCGCCAGTTTCGGAATGGCAACATCGCCTTTGAGGCCCGACATGAAGCGGGTACCCAGATCGTTCATGACCAGACGAGCGCGGAGAGCATCCACGAACTCGTTACCCATGTGATCGGTCGGCTTCAGGAAACCACCGGCAGAGTTTGTGCCGACGGTCAGGTCACGCTTGCCGCTCCAGAAGCTGTCCGGCGCATAGAAACCGCGAGCCGCACGGCCTACACGGCTGGCGATCTCGTCGTTGATCTCACGCTCCAGACCGTTCAGGCCGGAACCATTCACGACGCCGCGAACGGCCTTCATGAACGAATATTCGCGCTCTTCCTTTGCAGTCATCTCGACAGCACCGGCATTTTGCTCCAGCGGCTTGCCTTCACCGATTGCTTCCAGAAGAACACCACGGAATTGATCGACAGACAGGCCATCTTTGATCGCCTTGTCCGCAAGATCGCGGCGGTTGTGCTTTACTGCGAGCGATGTGATCTCGCCGACAGTCTTTTGAAACTCGCGCTTTGCTGCCTCGGCTGCTTCCGCGCGGATTTCGTCGTGATTTACTTCGGTCATCTCGACCTCCTTTTTCACCACGGGTTGGATAGAAGCACTGCGGTTCACACCGACAGAAGCGTCGGCAGGAACGGATACAATGCTTGCCTCATACGGAACCCACGCGGAGACCGAAACCGTCCCGTCTCGGTCGTTCTTTGGTTCCATTTCGCGTATTTGGTAACCGATGCTGACATTGCTTCGGATACCATCTTTGACGTCGTCATAAATCTCTCTAGCCAGCGCACCCTTTCCAAAGCGCACCACCGCCCGTAACCGTCGAGCGGATTGATCTAGATAGGTCCTTTCGACCACGCCAATCTGTTTTGTCATATCATGATCCAGCAACAGCGGAGCATGGCCGCTGTTCATACGGCCAAGATCGACCGCATCGTCACTATGACGCAAAACCTCCATGCCGAACGAACGCTCGACCGGCTCTTCCGACGATAGGGACATTCGCACCCGGCGGTCGTCCTCGTCCATCATTTCTGCCTCTGTCGCGCGAAATGTCAGCAACGAACGATCGAAGCGCGAATAGTCATCCTCGTCTTCTTTGTCGCCTGCGGTCATAGCGACCGGCTCGTCCATATCCGCTTTGCCAAACGTGATGACATAGGCGTCATCAGTTTCTTCGACTTTTTGAATGTGTCTATCCATCGCAAGACCCCTCTCGTCGTCAGATTGTACATCAGTTTTCAATGAGTGACCATCCGGCAGCAAATCAGTGTCGTGTTTGCCACTGCGGAAACGGCCATTCCTTACCGCGTATAAAAAGCTATTGATCCGCGCAAATGCCCATTGCTCCGGGCTGGTCACGGTCGGGCGCACGCTCTGCGGGTTCGTTTTATAAGCGCCAATCCCGCGCCGGAATACTGCCGACAGCATCCGCACTGTGACGCGCTTGGAAGGCGTGTCGCCGTGTTCCTCGTTATGTTCTTCGACCTTATTTTTGATGCCTACGGCTGCGCTGTCTGTGATTGGCTCGACGCGCTCTTCACCATCAATGCGGTCCAGGCTGGCGGCTTTACCACGCGCCCATGATTGGCCAGGATCACCGCCCCAAGCCGACCAGCTCACTCGGCCCGGGGACGGATAACCGTCTTCGCCTGGGCGAAAACCCTCGGCTTCTTTATCGACCTCATGACGGCTGAAAAAGCTGTGCATACGACGCACGGTCTCCGGTGATAATTCCTGCCGGTTCACAAGCTGACGAGCGCGTGCCACAGCCACATCAGTGCCGCCTTGTTCGCCTTCAGCGCGCCAATCGAAGAAGCGCTGCGCCTCTTCAGCCATTGCCTCGGTCGGCGTCAGGTCGATTGTCTCACCCTTATAGGTCGCCATTTTCCTCGCCTCGATCAATGGTCGGCTCGGCCGGTAGCTTTGTGCCGAACGGCTGGAATGCAGTGTCGATCCCGTACCTGTCTGCCAGTTCGCGCTCTCGATCGATCTGCTCGAAGACGTCTTCGGTATCCCGGCCATAATGCGAATGGATATCTTGCAGGCTGACGATGCCGTTGTTCAGAGCCAGCACGTTCGCTGCGATTTCCTTCTGCGGATCAACCCAATTGAACCCGCGCGGCCGGTAGACCACCTGATCGGCAAATAGGTCATATTTCGTCATCGGCAGATTAATCCGACCATTTGTAATCGCCATCTCCAGCCACGCCCGATAAACGTGGTCGATAAAATGATCCACCATGAATTTTTGCATCATCTTGAAATGATCGCGGTCTTCGATCGTACCCTGCCGGATAGAGCTATACGACACGCCTTCGAGATTGTTCGACAGTGACACATAGCTGACGCCGAGACCGGACGAAATCGACCGCAGGATCGCTTTCTCGAACTCCGCAAACGCGGTTGTCGGGTGCGCAGGATCAAACGCCTCAAAGCTCATACCGGCAGGGAGTTGGGTGAAAGTTCCCGGTTCCGCCTCCAAAATAGGCGCCTGCGCGTCGTAGTCGTCGCCGACGAACTCGTCACCTGTCGGGCTAGTGAAGAAACCCATTTTCGACGCGGCAGTGCGAGCCGCGACTAGCTCTGCTTCCTGATAGCCGTCGAGCATCTTCAGCTTCGACAGGACGTTCGCCATCGGCGGGACGCCGCGCGTCTGACCGGGCCGTTCCTGAATGAAGCAGTGAATGATCTCGTCGGCCGGGACGCGGATGTGCTGGCGCTTTGTGTGCAGGCCATAAGCGTGATCGTGGTGCGGGTGATCCTCGAACAGATGATATGCAACGGGACGGCCGGTGCCCTTTTCGATCTCGACGCCCATGCGTATCTCGCCGCCTTCGACGCGCTGGTCATATTCCTCGTCGAGATAGTCGGCTTCGATAAATTGCAGAGTGAACCCGAACTGGTTGTCGCGTGGGTTTTTGATCTTCTTAATCAGAACCTCGCCGTCACGCGCCAGCGTCTCGATGAACAAGCGCTGCGCCTGCACCCACGAAAGACGCCGGTCAGCCGTGCAAAAGCCGGGACGGCCCCATGCTGCGAAAGCACGCTCGACAAGGCGATTTCCCACGCTGTCGAGACTGTTGTCATCGTTCCGCTTGCGAACCTGCATCTGGACGCCAGTATCGCCCACGACGTTCGTCGCCATGATTTGCAGATACCGCTTGGCATAGGGATGGTTCCGGCTGATCTCCCGGCATCTGTCGCGCAGGATGCGGAGCGATGGCCTGATCTCACTGTCTGCCGACCGGCTGGACGAAATGAAATCTGCGAAGAGGCGACCAGTGTTTGCCCCGTAATAGCTCCGGCGACCGACCTTCTTTGTGGGTTTGCCTTTGAATAGATCGAGCATTCCCATATCAGAACCTCACCTTAATGGTTGCGCCGGTTTCCTCGCCGTTCTTTGCGTATTCAGTCCGCAGTTCCTTTGCGTACTCCCGTTTATAGAAATCACGCGCTTCGGTCAGGTCTTGGAACGACATTTTCGTCAGGCTGCGGCCGTTGATCGAATAGCTGGCGACGTCTGCGTCTGCCTTGCCTTCCAGAATGCTCTCGATCTTATCGACCATGATTTGAGCATGTGACCGGGGATCGACGCCATTGACGTCGAGATCATAATGGATATCGAGCGTGCCGCGATCTATGACGATGCGGTTCGAGCTCGATGTTTCGGTGATCTCTAGCTGCCAGTGATAGTGCCCCTGCGTAAACGCTGCACTGTCGGCGCTGCTAATTGTGAAAAGGTAGTATGTGGACGCCTCGGTCGCATTGACCGTGATCTCAGTCGCGCTGCCAGACGCTAGGCGTGCCACCCATGTCGCGGAATGCGTAGCGACAGGATAATCGCCGACTATGTCTTCGCGTTTCCATTGAACGAAATCGCCGATAACGAATTCGTGCGGCTCGGTTGTCGGCGCGTTGGCCGCATCGAAAAGATTAGACATCAGCGCCACCCATTAACAAAACCGCCTCTAGGCTGGCGGCGTCTGCGGAATACCTCTGGAACGGGTGGCTGTTGCTGGTCGTCAGCTTTTGGCGCGGGTGCTTGTTCCCGGCGGTCAGCAATGGCGTTCAAGTTCAAGTTCAAGATAGCCAGCGCCCCAATCGCATAAACCCGACAGTCTAGAGCCTCGTTCCGCGTCCGGGTTTTTACGAACTCGCGCCTCGGAAATCCCTTGTGGAATTTCGTGACGATTTTCTCCGAGGCGGCAAGCTGTTTGAAATATTCATCCGGCCTGTCGTCAGGGAAGTGCATAAACCCCGGTCCTGCCATTGTAATCTTTAGACGGGAAAATATCAATTCCTTGGCAGCATCGACGCCTATAGTGAAAAGTTTGATCTTTCCGATGTTGTTTCGCGTGGGACGGCTTACGATTGGCCGGTTTTCGCCTGCCATGCCTTTGATCGCAAAAATGCGTTTTCCTTCCCGTGGCCGAACGAAATTATAGACCGCCTGCGTATAGTGACCGCCGCTATCGATACAGGCCGAGCGGATAGCAAGATCGCGGCCATCCTCGGTCTTGAACGTCTGCGCCAGCGTGGCATCTAGGTCCTGCCATAGCTGCGGCGTCGAAGGATCGCCATAAAGCGTGCGGTAATCTAGAGACCAGCTTTCCTCGTCTCTCCCCCAGCCCACGACCTCGATTTCGATGCGATCATCCTGCACGTCGATCCCGGCCGTGATCAGAACGACCTCTTCATCGATCTCGTCCCCGAATGTCTCGGCACGCTCCGCGACGGCGTAGTCATCGACGCGCTCGCCTTGGTCTTCCCACGTCTCGGCGAGATAGACGTTCGTCCAGACGCGCAGTGTCTCCGGCAGTTTCTTGGCCGATAGGAAATCACGAACTGCATCGGCAAGCGGCGTCCACGGGCTGTAAATGCCGTTGATGTGGAAGCCAGCCGTGCCGGTGAATTCCTCGGTCGCGATCCAGTACCCTTTCCGCACTGCCCGGTTCCGCTTGGCATCGTCCCAACATGAACCGCATTCCTCACAGACATAGACTGCGGTTTCGGGCCGGTCCTTCTCCCATTGCACGCCGGACCATTTCAGCGTCTGTTCGTGGCCGCAATCCTCGCACGGGACGTGATAACGCCGTTTATCGCTTTCCTCGAACGCGGTCTCGATACGGGATGCGCCTTTGTTGGTCGGCGTCGAGACCATCAGGATTTTCCGGTTCCAGAACGTCGCCGAGCGTTTACGGGCAAGCTGGATCGGATCACCCTCGCTGCCTGCGCTCGCCGGGTAGCGGTCCACCTCGTCACAGAGAACGATCCTAATCGGACGGCTGGCGAGGCCCGACGGGCTGTTTGATCCGACTAGGCTAATATGACCGCCGGGGAAAACTTTGTGGGTTGTGGTGTTATTCGCGTCACGGGCACGCGGGTCCTTCACCTTGCCTCGAAGCTGCGGCGTGTCTCGCAACATGGGTGCCAGACGGTCTTTCGAGAACGCCTGCGCCATATCCAGCGTCGGCTGCACCACCAAGATCGGCGACGGATCATGCGCGATGTGATAGCCGATCACGTTTAGGATCATCTCGGTCTTGCCTACCTGTGCGCCTGCCATGACGACCACGTCCCGGTTTCGGGGATCGCTGATCGCATCCATGATGCCGCGCTGATAGTTAGCTCGCGCTGTGTGCCATTTACCGGCCTCGGCGCTAGCCTCCGACGACAGACGCCTTTCTAGGTCTGCCCACTCGGCCACGCTTTGCCTTGGTGGCGGCTTTAGAACCGCCATCGCTTCCGCTATTACCTGCGACAGTGCGGCCTGCGTGTTCCTGTGGTCTATAGGCTGATAGTTCATCTAGGGCCTCGGTGACTTGTCCTTCGAGAATATTCTGAATGACATTGATCTCGGTTTCGACTGCGCACATCGGCGCGCAGATTGTGGGAAGCGCCATCATCTTTGCCTTCATCGCTGACAAGACGTCGGCCCATGCGGCTTTGACATCCTCGGCGCTCACTAGCTCGCGCTTGGCCTTCAATAGCTCTAGCTCGGCCAGTGCTGCGTCTGCTTCCATTTTGCGCGCTCTGGCGGCGTTGTAATCAGGCTCGTCGATTGGTGGTCGACCGCGTGGTCGTGCTGTTTCTGCCATGTTAACCAGATTTAAGTTGATATTCTGTCGCTAGAGATTGTTTGCGGTCGCGCGTAACCCGC